ACGGTGAAACAAAAAATAAATCAGTTTCGGAAAGCACATTAGAACTAATAGGTAGAATGATAGATAACGGCAATCTTATTGAAAATGATGATTATTGCATTAAGGATGATATGTTTTGTTTAAGATTAAGTAAGACATATGATAAGGTTACGAAATATTTAAGAGAGTTTAATATAAAATCTGAATGCTACGAAAAAGTTTCACCATTTAAAAAACAAATTGAAAAAACAGATTATTTTGTTACAGATAAAAATGTAAGAAATGAGTGGAATGGAATAAATTCGGTGAAGAGATGCCATTTATTTTCAATAAAAGAGTTGTCAAAATTAGATATGGGATTTTTAAGAAATAATGATGATGAAGAGCAATATAATGATACTAACCTTCCTTTGCTGGATACTCATAGCGCAACTAAAAACATGGTTTCGCTGACTTATGTAAAAGTTAATAGACACTTCAAAGTATTTGATAGAGTTAAAGGGTTATTTGATTTAAATACTGATGACTCCGAACATATAAAAGGAAAAATATTTTTAGATAAAAATGATTGCCCTTATTATCCAGAGTTTGTAGATGAATTAATAAGGCGTGTCTGTCTTCAGAATATGAAAGCGTTCAATCTTGATATTGTTGAACGCAAAAACATATATGATCAATCTAAAGAATATAAAGATAAAAAGGAACAAAAAAATAATACTTCAGCTAAATGTTAACATAAAGAGCTAATAATTACAAATAGGAGGATAACACAATGATTACTGAAATGATGACATACAAGCAATATATGTTAAAAACTTATTTAAACAAAGACAACATATATGGAGATTTAGCAAAAGACTTAAATGATGATAATAAATTTCCTGATGATTTTAGCCAATTTGAGACATTAGAAAAATATATAAAACGCAATGCGTGCTCTGAAGCTATGGAAGCATTTTATGAGTCGTATATTTTATATATAGGAGATAGATATTGCGATGAAGAAATATACGAACAAGTAAATATTGTTTCGGAATGTTATTACAAATATTATGGCAACAGTATGTTATTAAATATGGTTAGCGAATTATCAGAACTTTATAATGAAATAAACGGAGGATGAAACATAATGTTTATAAAATACACAAGCATTAACAAAGACAATTATACAACATATATTTACAGAAAAAGCGATTATTTTTATCTTGGAGGAACTTATGATGATAAGTCCATGAAGAAGACAATTGAAAAATCAATGGTTAATGTTGAAAATTTTGTAATTAAAATTATTGATGATTACATAACAGGAATTAAACAATAGGGAGGATTAAAAGCATGAGCAAACTTATATATTTTATATACGCAGAATTGAAGGATAAAAATACATTAGAATTATTAATGTCAATTGATGGTACTGTAAGAATTAATGAAACAATAAAATTTCAAGACGTAAGAGACTATGAAAAAAATTATTTATTAGATAAATATAATAAATCAATTAAAGAAACTGAAAAAAATGACAACTTGATTCAATGCAATATTAAAAAATCTAATATTAAAAAACATGATGAAGTTTTGTTGATTATCAAGAGTTTTAATAAAGTTGAAAATAACTTGAAGGATTAACAAATGAACAATTTTAAAGCTTTTAAAGTAACAATAGGCATAGATTACGAACAAGAAGAAATATTTAAAGAAATTTACGACTACTTAAAGCGAAACTCAAATGAAACAGCAAGCGAATTTATTGATAAATTTTTACAATGGAAAGACAAAGTACAAGAGATACATGCTGGAGACATCGTCTACAAAATAGACAACAAAGACGAATATGAAAATTTATTGTTGGTGACTAGTCATGGATATTTTATTAGGTTGATTGATAAAGAATCTATAAAAATTGGACAAACATTTGAGACATTATACAAGAATTATTATAAGTCTGAAACACAAAATATTGTAATTAAATAGGAGGATTAACAAAAATGTACCTAAAATATGATTTTTATAGTATAGAAGTATTAGAAGATAAACAAGTTAGAATTACTTTTCGCAATAATCAAATAGCAAGCCTGGGCGAACAATTTGTAAGTTTTATCTATAGCCATGACAGATATGCTGATAAAACATTGAAAGAATTAGAAGAATTATATGTAAGTATGAAATTTCCAGACTAGTAATTTTAACAGAAAAAAATTAGAGGGAGGATTAACAAATGGCAATTGAAAAACAAGGCAAATATTACAAATTAATATGTGATTGCTGCGGAGAAACAGAGTTTGAAGAGTTTAATAGCTTTATGGATGCAGTAGATTTTAAGGTTAATAGCGATGATTGGTTGACAAGAAAAGTTGATGATGGATGGGAAGATTATTGTAAAGATTGCAGGGAGGATTATTGAAAAATATGATCAATTTATTAAAAGAAAACGACATAAATAGAGGATTAACAATATTAGAATATATTGATTGGTGCAATCTTTACAATGTGACAAAAATAGTAAATATAAAATCATCTGAAGATTGTACAAAAGAAGAAATATTAAAATACAGTTCTTTTTTAAATGAAAATCATAAAAAACAAATGAAAATGTCATATCATAATTCAGAAAACGATAAAATGCTTAAATGCATGACATGTGATCATTGTAAGCATATTTCAAAAGATACATTAAGATTACCCGAAATATTAGAGTATATTGTAACATGTTCTAAGGAAAACGTTACTTTTATCAAAAGGTGGAATGCTCATGTTTCAGATTTACCATGCTGGGAGGGTCGAAATGATTAGAATGCAACAATTAAATTAATATTACTCACAACATACAATTGACTTTTAATTTACAATGGTATATAATATATGTATATTAAAATTTTGGAGGATTAAACATGGGAGATAAAATAAGACTTACAAGAATTATGAGAATTGATAAATGTGAATTGTTAGAAATGCTTAAAAGCAAAATATTTAAATTTCAAGCTGGGACAAGTTGGTCAGGACCAGATTGCGAAGATTCATTTGAAGTAGCATATCACTTTGAAGGAATAGAAGTTTTTGTAAATTATAATGCAAATACGTCAGAAGTAGAAAGACCAAAGGATTGGGAAAAATTTGAAGAAATAAAAAGGTTGAATAGTGAAGACGAAGAAATACCTGAGGAATTAGAGCAATATGCGTTAGATGAAAAAGTAAATGAGAATCTAGATGAATATATAAATAAAAAAGAATGGAATTTAAAAATAGAAGATATAGAGTCTATCTTGGAAGAAATAAACGAAGATGGATTTGATTCTTGGCTTGGGAAAGCTGATACAGGATATGTTGATTTAGATTTAGTATAATGGAATTTCAAAAAAATAACTGGTCGAAATTGTACTCGAAATTTTGATATCTTAACAGATTTTGAGACTGTTTCGACAAGTTAGTTATCTTAATATAGATTAAAATTTTGGAGGCAGCTAACTGTTAAAGAAAACTTTATAAAAGTTATAAATATTAATACTTTTATAGTATTTACATATACGCTTATTAAATGTATAATAAACATATATTTAAAGAAATGAGGTGTTAATATGAGAAGATTTCAGATTTATTTATCTGAAATACAGCATAATATTCTTGAAAAAATGGCAAAAGAGAAGGGGATTCCACTCGCTGAATTGATTAGACGTATTTTAGATGAGAAAATTGAGCAGGTGGGGAATGATAAAAGCAATAAAAGTTAGGTTAAAACCTACAGAAGAACAAGAAAAATTATTTTGGAAAGCTTCAGGAACAGCAAGATATATTTACAATTGGGCCTTAGATAAACAATTAGTTAATTACAAAAATGGCGGGAAATTTATATCTGACAACGACTTAAGAAAAGAAATAACACAATTAAAGAAAACTGAGTTAGCCTGGTTAAATGAAATATCTAATAATGTACCAAAACAAGCTGTTAAAGATTTATGTTTAGCATATAAGAGATTTTTTAAAGGGCAAGCTAAACAGCCCAAATTTAAGAAAAAGAATAAATGTAAAACAAGTTTTTACAATGACTGTGAGAAATTAAAGGTCAAAGAAAAATCTGTATTGATTGAAAAAATAGGATGGATTGAATTATCAGAACCAAAACGAATACCTGTAGATACAAAATATAAAAATCCTAGAATAACACATGATAGCAAGTATTGGTATTTATCAGTTGGAATTGAAGTAGAAACAGAATATCAAGAATTGACAGATAAAACTATTGGAATTGATTTAGGAATAAAAGATTTAGCAATTATTAATACAGGTGAAAAGTATAAAAATATTAATAAAACTAGCTCTGTTAAAAAGATTAAAAAGAAGCTTAAGAGATTACAAAGAAAAGTAAGTCGTAAATATGAAAAGAATAAAATTAAAATGAAAGGTGGTGAAGTCCGTTATAACAAGACTAAAAATATTATGAAAACTAAAAAGAAAATAAAGCTTATTTATAGAAGATTGACTAATATTAGATTGAATAATATTCATCAAATTACTACATCTTTGGTGAAAACCAAACCACAAAATATAGTAATTGAAGATTTAAATATATCAGGAATGATGAAAAATAGACATTTATCAAAAGCTATACAAGAACAATGTTTATATACATTTGCAAATATATTGGAATATAAAACTAAATTTTATGGAATTAATTTAGTCAAGGCTGATAGGTGGTTTCCGAGCTCTAAAATGTGTAGCTCATGCGGGCAAATAAAGAAAGATTTAAAATTATCAGACCGGATTTATAAATGTGATTGTGGTTTGATGATTGATAGAGATTTAAATGCTGCAATAAATTTATCAAAATTAGCATAGTATCATTTGAAAGATAATGTTAATGTGTACCGTGCGTTATACGGGAATTTAAGCCTTTGGAGCGTTATATCAAACCAAAGTAGCTATAATCTTTAAAGATTATACCAAATGGGACGTAATGAATGAGGAATAAGCTTTATTAACTTTTATAAGTTTTGTTTAACGGTTAAACCCTGTCTTTTACTATTACCTTTATAAGACAAGATGAATAACTTTTATAAAGTTTTTATAAGTTTTGTTTAACGGATTAAGCTATGGAATATCAATTCAACAACAACGAATATAATTTCTATAAAGCACCAGCGAAATCAGACTGGAACTTTTATAAACCAGGTGCATTTGTAGCTGATGACATAACATTAGCAATACAGGGCATAGAATTAAAATTATTGCCTAACATAATAGTCGAAGGATCTCAAACAGAAAATAGTTTTGGCAAAACAATTTGGGTTAAATACCAAAAAGTAGACACAAAAAGCACAGAATACTTCAAATGTATTCTGTCGGAGATTAAGGGCATAACCAGGAAATCAATTGATGAAATGTTTGAAACATATAAGTTTGAATCAGCCCAAGACTTTATAAATCATGTCGAGGCTGGCAAAAAGATAAAAGGAATAGGTCCGAAAAAGTCAGAGTTAGTTTTGAAAAAGTTGGAACAAGCTGAGGCCGAAAACATAACAGCCGAGATCGCTTGCATAATTGATAATTATAATTATGCAAGCAAATTAAGTAAGTCGATTAGGAGCTTAGAACAGTTGTATGATCAGCCATACAAGTACTTATCTAAGTTAAACATAGGATTCTTAGCGGTTGATGAAATTGCCAGGACAAAATTAAATATTAGCTTAGATAATACAGAAAGAAATAAATATTTGGTTGAACATAAGTTTAAACAATTTAACAGCAAGAACAGTAATTATGTTGAATTCAGCGAGTTCAAGGAATACCTGATAAATGAGGTTAGGTATTTGCCAGCAAACGAAACGGTAGATGATTTTATAGACAAGAATGAATTGCTTGAGACAGAAGATAAAAAAGTTTATCTAAAAGAAATATTCGAAGCTGAGACTATAAGTCCTTCTTTGCTGGCGCAGTTTAATAAATATCAAATAATAGAACAAAATGATATAAATGTCGAAACATTTCAAGACTCAATCAAAGATTTTGAAAATTACAATAATCTTGAATTAGCAGACAGCCAAAAAGAAGCGTTATCAAAAATAACATTTGGAGACAATATATCAATTCTTACTGGCGGGGCAGGGGCAGGCAAGAGTTCTATAACAAGCGCATTACTAGATGTTTTGAACAAATTTAATTATTCATCATTGCTTTTAGCGCCGACGGGCAAAGCAGCCTGCCGATTGTCAGAATGCGCAAACCAAAAAGCATTTACAATACATAGCCTAGTTTGTTATATAGAGTTTATGGAGACATTAGTAAGTGCAAGTGCAGTATTAGATAGATTTAGTCTAAGAACAAATAAAAAAATAATAGTAGTAGATGAAAGCAGTATGATTGATCAACACTTATTTTACAGGCTATTAAAAACAATCAACAAGTTAAACCAGGTCAGATTAAAATTTGAAAAAATATTATTTGTTGGTGATCCATTCCAGCTTCCAAGCGTTGGCTGCGGTCAGGTATTAAATGACTTGATTGAAAGCAAATGTTTTACACATTTGCACTTGCCTGAGACATTTAGGCAAGCCAAGGACAGCCTTATAATTAAGAATGCAAAAAAAGTAAGGAACAAAAAAGAGATTGATATTATAAAAACTGCTGAATTTTTTATAGGCGAGTTGAAAGAGGACTTAATTGAAAAGATATACTTTAAATTTAAGAGTAAGTATAGCAATGTTTTGGAATTTTATAAAAATTTCCAAATTGCAACTATAACAAATAAAACTAGAGAAACAATAAATGAGAAATACAAGGTTAAAGACAATGTCAATCCTGAACTTAAGAAATGTAAATTTAGGGTTAATGATAAAGTAATTAACTTAGAAAATGATCGTGAAAAAGGCATATCTAATGGAGACATGGGCATAGTTGAACATGTTACAAAGAAAGAAACAACAATATATTTTTATTTTTTAAATCTTAGGATTATATTTAAAAATAGTGAGCTTAAGAAAATTGTGTATGCTTATGCTTGTACAGTGCATAAGCTGCAAGGTTCAGAGAGCAAAAGCGTATTGATATTGTTACAGAATAATTGCATAAGTGATCATAGGTTGCTATATACAGCAATAACTAGAGCAAAGCAAAACTGCATAATATTAGCTAAAAATCAATCAGAAATATTTGAAATTTGTAGAAAAAGTTTAGACTGGACTAGAAAAACTAATTTTGTTAGTAAGTTAAGAAAAATATTAAAATAATACTGAGGATGAAAAAATGAAATGTAGTGAATGCAAAAGCACAGACATTGATAAAGAACTTGTACATACATATATACAAGATAGTAAATTAATAAAATTATTTAAATTGACTTGTAATAAATGTGGGTGGTCTTGGAATGTTGAAGAATAGGAGTGGGATTATGGCGACTAAAAATCAAATTAAATGGTTCAATCAAATAAATAAAAATACATGCAAGTGTGGCAATTTAACCCCTAAGCCGCAAAGAAAATGTGTATGGTGCAGGGCAGATGAGATTAAGTTAGAAAATAGGCACAGAGAAATGAGAAAATATGGGGTGGAAATATAATATAAACATAGGAGGATAAAAAAATGAAAGAAAATAAAAACATTAAAAACAATTTAAAAAAATACAGGGTATGGAAAAATTTAAGACAGGTAGATCTTGCAGAAATATTAGGTGTATCAACTTGCACACTTAGAAGAATTGAAGCTAATTGCTCTTACCCTAAATATCAAGTTAGAGCAAAAATATGTAACTATTTTAATGTAAATCAAGATCAAATGTTTTATTTTGATTAGACAATTGACTTTTAAAATACAATGATATATAATAAGAGTATTAATTTTAAGGAGGATTAAGATATGCCTAGATGTCCAGAATGCGGATGTATTATGACAAGGATTATAGATAAAAATGGCAATGAAACTTATGAATGCAGTAATCCTAATTGTCCAAGCAAATAAGAATATGCCGTCAAGAGATAATTAATTATATGATTTCCTTTTGTCGGCACAAGTTTTACAAATAACAAAATGGAGGATTAAAATATGAAAAACTTACAAGATAAAAACATTAATGCAGAATTAATTGTAAACGATTTTAAGGAAATTAAGCTTGAAAATGAAAAGCTTATAAATACTTGTGAAAGCATGATCGCAAAATATCAAGAAAAAATATCAGAATATAAGAGCAATATCGAAAATGCAGAAGAAAGCTTAAAACAAAAATTGTTTAGCATGATACCAGAAGAGGACTATAAAGAAACGAAAACACAATACACTTATAAAACTCCGTCATGCAAACTTACAAGAAAGAAAGCTTTTAAAACAATTGCCTTAAAAACAGACTATATTGAAAAAGAAATACCTGAAGAATTTATAAAAATCAAAAAAAGCGTAGACTGGATTAATTTTAAAAAAGATCTGGTCATAGAAGGCGAATCTGTAATAAATAAAACAACTGGCGAGATCGTAGAAAGCTGCGAAATAAAAAATAATTTAGAAAGTTTTAAAATCAAATTGGAGGATTAAATTATGAAATTTCAAATTGGTGACAAAGTTAAGTTTAAAAATGGTTTAAAAATAGGTAATTGTTATGACGGATTTGGTTTTAGCTCAGATATGCACAAACAAAGAAACAAAACTTTTGAAATAGTAGAAGAAGATACTGAAGATTTTAGAATTAAATCATGTGATGATAAGTCAGATTTTATGTGTGCTAAATACTGGGTAACTGAGATTATGATTGATTTAGTTGAGAGAGTGCATAAAAGAATATTTGTAAATCAATCTGATCGTAAACAATATGGCAGTTATAAGTATACAGATTTAGGAAAATGTCCTAAATGTGAAGATATAATGCATTGGAATAATCACAATACATTATACATTGATAAAGATGGAAAAAATAAAAAAATAAAAATAATTACGCAATACTGTGAAATGTGTGATGAGTTATATATTCGGTGTGAGTAGAGGGGTTTGTAAATTTAATGACTGATCTAAAATCAAAAATTAGAATAGCCGATTATTGCAACACAAAAGACTTTAAAAAAACAAGAAAAGGGCGATTATTAAAAGATTGCCCTTTCTGCAATCATAAATGGCATTTTATGCTGAACGACAATAACAGCTATTACAGTTATAATGGTTGCTGTGATGGCGGAGACTCAATCGACTTCATGAGAGAGAAATACAATAAGTCGTTTAGTGATTTGGTGAAAGAGTATGGATTAGATGGCAAAATTGAGAAACCGACAATTGCCGACAAAAGGATTGAAGAAGTTGTTAAGTTCAAGAGAAAAAGATATATAGATAAGGCATTTAAATATCTAGAAGGCGAAGCAGGAAGATATATTGATGCAGGGATTGAGGGCGATGACAATATTTACTTTAAGATTATTGTCAGGTTGTCTTCCTTGCCGGATAAGTCAAAATATGTTTATTTGAAGCAGTTGTTTTGCGAATATGATTTGTGATTATATTCGCAATTTGATATAAATATTTCTAAAAGAATAAAAAAGATTTGATTTTTTGGGTTTTGAAAACTCTAAAACAAATAATGGTAAAAAAAAGGAAGACCAGAAACATTTTAAAATATAATTTGTGATTGCGAAATATATTTTGCATAGTTATGTAATAAATGACAATAAATATATAGTCCATAAATTATGGATTATATATTATAAAAAAAATAGTTGTCTATTGTTACTAGGCAAGTTAATGAGTGGTAAACCTTAATTTATTTTTGACATTAGCGTAAATTAATAATATAATATTTACATAAACGTTAAAAATAAAGCGAGGGACCATAAATGAAAAATTTAATAGAAATAAATAAGAATGAACTAATAATAACTAGCAAAATGATTGCTGATGGAGTTAACAACAAGCATAAAAATGTAATTCAATTAATCGAAAATCATTTTGAAAGAATAAAAAAAATAAGAGGAATTCTTCCGTTTGAAACAGAAAAAAAATCAACTAATAATTGGAAAATAGAACGACGAGGACGACCTTCTAAATTTTATTTATTGAATGAAGTACAGGCGAGTTTTTTAATTTCTTTGATGGACAATAGCGAAGAAGTGTTAGATTTTAAACAATACTTAGTTAAAGAATTTTATAGAATGCGTAGAGCTTTATTACAAGTAGAGCTTAACAAACAAAACAAAGAATGGCTAGAATCACGAGAAAAAGGTAAAGAAACAAGAAAGAAAGTAGCAAAAGAGTACGAAAACTATTTAAAGTATGCTATTGAAAACGGTTCTAAAACCTACGAAAAGAAGCCGCAATTAGCATATTCTCAATTTACCAATATGATAAACAAGTCATTGTTCGATTTTGAGTTCAAGCCTAAAGCCGGAACTACTAGAAATTATATGACTAAAGATCAATTAGACATTGTTAATAGTGCTGAAATACTTACACAAAAAATAATACAGCAGGAGATCGACAAAGGCACTGAATATCATGAGATATTTAAGACAACTAAGGCAAAAATTAAGACTTATGCTGAGCTTTCGGGCAAGAGTAAGATTATAGATATATTAGTTAATAATCAAATCGATATGTTGAATTTGTTGAAATAAAAAATACTTATTGCAAACATTTAAAATATTTGCTTAATTTTTACAGTAATAGTATTAGCTTAAATGAGGTTTTAAATAATGCTGGAGCTGTATTAGTTAATAAGGCTGAGGATTGCGATATTGATTTAAGTCCTGATTTAAAATTATTGGTAGGTGAAAGATAAAATGGATTGTCCAGAATGCAAGAAAAAGAAAAAATCAGTTGCGATGGATAATGTTGGCACTGATGATATAACAGGAGGCACAGAATACAAGTGCCCAGAATGCGGATATGAATGTATTCAGAGAAAATGATAATTGATTCAAATAATGCCTATCGCTAGGTGTTATTTTTTTTGTATAATAAGATTATGGATAATAATAACGATAAATTACTACAGCATAAGCTTAAATGTAAGCTATGCATAAATAAAATAACAAATTACGATGTCGATTTATATACTAATAGTAAATCAGAATTTGTAATATATGCTCAAGTCAAAGCAAAATTTGATATAACTTTTGACATATTGAAAGAGCATAAATTATTTATACCGCAAATTTACAGTGAAAAAAGTTTATTAGCAAAAATCAAAGATCATAATTTTAATATAAACAATAATGGCATTAATGAAACAAAGCTATCTAAAAATATTGAACAAATGCAATTGATTTGCAATAGCATTATATGGGAAGAAATTCCTGTGTTGTTAAATAAAATTGTGGAAGCATCTAAGTCTGGTAAAATATCAATTAATACTTTAACGAGTATACTTGACAAGTTAGTATCTTGTAGCAAAAAGATAGATAAAAATGAAATTAATTTTATTGATATAAATAAAGATGAGTCTTTAAATTGTGATCCCGGCAAAGGAAATAATATGCAAGGATTAACACAAGAAAATTTTATGAAGACAATTGATGCTTTAAAAAAGGCGAATAAAAGGCTAAAAGATGATTAAAGAAAAAATTAGACAACATTCAAAATTACCAGGTGAATATTTGTTAAAGCCAACTACAGAAGCATTAAGAAATAAGCTTGAAAATTTAGATAAAAAAACTAGAAAAGAAATAGTATTGCAAAATCCTGCATTATTTGGCGAATATTATATTAAGCCATATACTCGTAAATGGAACAGTAATACAGCTAATCATCAATATTATATGCTTGAAGAAGCTATGATTAATAACAATTTGGTGATTCATGTACCAGTTGAACATGCAAAGTCGACCTGGTTCAGTTTAGTATTACCTCTATTCTTTCTTTGCCGGGATCGAAATACACAAGGGTGCATCTTATCAAACACTTCTCGCCAAGCAAAGGGATTTCTAAGACTTATAAAATGGCATATAGAGTACAATCCACGATTTAAAGAAGATTTTGGAGACTATATCATACCTCATAAGCCAACCAAAAATGACGATGCTGGCAAATGGACAACAGAAGAGATAATTATAAAAAGAGATCAGGGATATCAATCAAAAGATCCTACAATTGTCGCAATTGGCACAGGTGGAGCAGTAATGGGAGCTAGGCTTGATTGGGTAATCGCTGATGATATTATAGATCTATCTAATTCACAAACAGATATACTTAGAAAAAAAGTTGAGGATTGGTGGCTTGAAATAATCGACGCAAGGGTAATTGATGGTGGACGTAAAATTCTTTTAGGGACATTGCAACATACTAAGGATTTATTATGTGTTCTTTCAGATAAAAACGAATATGCTTATGTGCATTTGTCGGCTCTCGACTCAGATCAAACAACAACTTTGTGGCCGGAGCAATGGCCCTTGTCAAGAGTATTGGCAAAAAAAGACTCTATCGGTACAATTAAGTTCAACAAAGTAATGCAGAATGATAGAAAATCAATTTCAGCAAAATTGCTAGATCCTAATTGGTTGAATTATTATGACAACATGCCTCCGAGGCTAAAAATATATATAGGCATTGATCCCGCGGTCGCTGACGATAAAACAACAGCAGAAAGCAAGCGACAAGATAAGTTTGGGTTAGCTGTTATTGGATTTGATGGAGTTAAGGCATATCTGATAGAAGAATTTGAGGATTGGTTAACATTCCCAGAACAATTAAAACTAGTTGACCGATATAATAGAAAGTATAAGCCATATAAAATGGGCGTTGAAAGTGTTCAGTATCAGCGAGTATTGGCACAACAAGCATTTATATTAGGCAGTTTACCGCCGATTATGCCAGTTAACGTCGGTACACAAAGCAAGGCTACTAGGATAGAATCTTTTAGTGTATATTGTGAGACTAAAAGATTTTGGATAAATAAAACCCATAAACTATTTGAAAATGAATTTTTGGAATTTGAGCCTGGGGGTAAGTCTCCTAATATTCTAGACGCTTGTTGCGTTGCTATGATTATGATACATGGTAGGGGCAGTTTGAAGGATGTTGAGCTGGTGCCTAGTAGTAATAAGGATTGTAATGTATGGTGATATATAGTATAATAGTATTAAGTTAATAAATTATATGGATTATATTGATTCCCAGCCAATATAATCCATATAATAAGTTATAGTATCTTTGTAAATTCGAGCTGGGAAATTTGGATTTACAAAGATACTTTTATTATATGGAGGAAATATGAATAGAGAATTAGGATTAATTTTATTAAGACATGATGGGTTTAATTGGGTATCATTGGATATAGCTAAATGGGCAAACAAAGATCATAAAAATGTAATGAGAGATATTAGAGAAGAAATTATAGAGCTCAATAGCAATCATATATCGACGGAGCTCATTTTTGAGCTCGTTGAAAATACTAATGTTAACAGCATAATATCAAATGCGCATTATAAACTTTCCAAAAAAGGCATGTTACAAATTGCTTCAAGATATAATGCTAAAATTAGACATTTATTAATAGAAAAAGTTGAAGAATTATCAAATCAAATTCAAAAATACAAAAATGTTAAACAAGATAAAGAACATCAAAAACAAGCTATGACATTATTGCACGATTTATTGCCAACCGAAGAACAAACAGCAAAAATAAATTATATTAAAGCTAATTCAGTAACAAACAAAGCTGTTAGTAATGCTTTTGGATTTAAAAAAATGGTAAAGAAAAATGATATGAGTGAAGACATGAAAGATTTACGTAAAATGGTATTAGAGGATTATGTAAAATTATTTGAAATTACACAAGATACAAGCGTGATTAAAACATTGCTATATAATAAATATACACCTAAATTATTAAATAAAAGGGAAAGATCATGCAGTTGTGAAAACGTTACCGGAGATATAGATGCAGGCGGAAGCGTGAAAATAAAAAGATAATAACAATAAATTTAAATAAATAGTTTACATTACATAAAAACACCTAACTAAAAACTAGGTGTTTTATTATGCTCTAAAACAAGTTATGCTATAATAAAAATAAAAGCATAAAGGAGCAACAATATGACAAAGAAAAATGATGAATTAGAAAATGAAAATCAGATTGAAATTGAAATTTTGAAAGAAGAAATTGAAAAATTAAACAAAAAAATGGATAAAATTAAAACTAGTAAATCCAATATTGGCAATAATGACAGTGTGCTAGATGAAAATGCAGAGTTTATGAAACTTGCAGATGCTTGCGTTAAATATGATACAAGAATGAATCATATTAAAACAATGAGTTATAGTGCGCCGAATGGAGAAAATTTCCCATTGTTTTATTTAAAGCAAATGAAAACTAAAGCATTTTTGAGAATGTGTGAACTGGCAGAAAAAGAAGGGATAACAAGTAGGAAAAAACCTAAATTTGGGATTGTTTCAGAAGAAGGCAAGAAAAATATGAATGCCCATGCCGGCAAAGAAGAAAGATATGAACCGAAATCAAGTGGAGGATCGAAAAATGTATGATTCAAAACTTGATACATTGCTGCACAGAAACAGAGTCGAATATTGGATATTAAGATTTTTATTATTGTTAAAAGAAAATTTCGTAGTTACTGAGCTTCCTTTGCTGGAGAAAAGTTTTATACACAGAGCAAATATTCATGATAAAAGCAAATTGGGAAAATATGAAAAAGGTTACTATGACATATTTACTTCTAAGCTTAAACAATGCGAATATGGTTCTGATGAATACAAAAAGTATTTAGACAAAATGCAAATTGCAATTAAGCACCATTATAACAATAATAGGCATCATCCTGAATATAGCGGATATAATAATATGACTACATTGGATAAAATAGAAATGCTGTGCGATTGGTTAGCAGCTACAGAAAGAAATAAAAACGGGAATATTATTAAAAGCATTGAAATAGGTAAAATGAAATATAAATATGACGAAAAAGAGTATGATATATTACTAAATACTGCTAAAATGTTACAAGAAAATAAAGCAGATAAAAATATTAATAGTCTATTTATAGAAGTTGTAAAATTTATGAAAGAAAATTATGGGAAATAACAACAAAAGGGGTAATTAAATGGCGACAAGAAGAGGTGAACTTGGAGGCACTGGCAGAAGCTATTCAGCTAGATTTCAATATTCATTGCCGACAGATGAATATCTGTCAACTTTGCAATGGCCTAGCGATATTGAAATTTACAATAAAATGGAAAGATCAGATGCCCAAGTAAAAGCAACCTTATTAATGTTAGAATTGCCGATAAGGTCTACAAGCTGGTATTTGAAATCAGCAGATAATTCAAGTCAAGCAAAAAAAAATAAAGAATTTATTGAAGATAACTTATTTAAGGGTCCGCCGTCGGGTATGAAAAATCATTTTGACGATTTTATAAAAGAGTCATGTTCGATGTTTACATATGGACATGCGGTATTTGAAAAAGTTTTTGAAGTTAAAAACAATTTCTTGCAATGGAAAAAGTTTGCACCAAGGCCACAATCAACTTTATATGATTTTTTATATAATAAATTTGGCGATTTAACAGATGTAGAACAATGGATATATCAACCATCTTACACTAGAGTTAAAATGCCAAAACAAAAATTGATTGTATTTACGCATGATATGAAACAAGGAGACTATAGAGGTCGCAGTGTGCTAAGAACCGCCTATAAGCATTGGTCAATAAAAGATTTCTTGTATAAGATAACTAATATTGGAATAGAAAGAAATTTTGTAGGGACTCCAGTAATAACCCTGCCTCAAAATTATGATGAAGCTGATTATGCAAGAGCAAAAAAAATAGTGACAGATCTTAGGAGCAATCAATATGGCGGGATTACGTTACCTGAAGGTTTTTTATTAGAACTTTTCGAGGGCAAGCGCACGATGGTAGACGTATTACCATACATAGAACATCAAGACTTGTTAATTTCTAGGAGCATTCTAGCTCAATTTATGAATTTGGGTTCAAATAGTGCCGGTAGTTTTGCATTATCTAAAGACCAAACTGAATTGTTTTTAATGATGTTGGGTGCAATAGCTAAGTATATAGCAAATGTAATAAATACTGAAGCTATCCCTCAATTGATTGAGTTTAATTTTAATAGTGATTTATATCCTAAACTTTGTTTTAAGCCTTTAGGCAATAATAAAATACTTGAAACATTAAAAAATATGGTCGATGGAAATCTTATAATTCCTGACAGAGATTTAGAGGATTGGTTACGGGACATGATGGAATTACCAGAGAAATCCAAAGAGTCGAATAGCTATAATAGTTCTTTTGCCGGCAAAGGAGAAAATCATGATTCAGAAACTTTTGAAAAAAATAAGATTGAGATACAAAATAATAAAAACCAAGATAAAACAGATGAGAACAAAGATGAAGAAATCCTAGAAAAAGAAAAAGAAATAGGTGAAAATAAGCAAGAAAATAACAAAGACGAAAAAATTAAAAAAATGTCTGAACCTGCAAGCTTTCTAAACATAGAAAAGGATTTTGACAATATAGAATCTAAGTTTTTTAATGCGGCTAGAATAATAGTTGAAAAGCAAATAAAAGATTTAGTCAATAAAGCTAAAAATATAAAGTTATCCGAAATAGCAAAAATAGAAGTCGGATATAAAGGCGCAATGACAAACTTTGTAATTGATGCATTTGAGGACGCTTTTAACAGAGGCGTTAAGCAAATGCAAAAAGAAATTAAAACAGATTACAAGCCAAAGCTAGACAATGATATACTAAAAGCGAAGGCTAGCATAGTAGCTAACAATTTATCAGAAAGAATTAAAACTAGATTTTTAAATGAGTATTTAATTAGTAAAGATTTAGGAGATACAGAAAAAATAACTAAAAAAATCATGAGGAATATTAAAAAATGATTTATGATGATATTATTAATGACCAAATGTCAGGATTGGCAAATATGGTAAATTTAGGTAGAGATAGAACAGCTATAAGTAAATGTAAAAAGGCTGAATATTACGCAATTTTAGACAAAAAAACATGTCCATTGTGTAGAGAACTTGACGGCAGTGTGGTTGAGGTAGGCAGTTCCGAACATCAAAACCATATGCCACCTATACACAATCGTTGTAGATGTATTTGGGTATATTATGACGAACAAGAGACAAATCAACCAAATTATCAATGGAATGATATTGATGAAAATTTGATATTACAGCACGGATATTTGGTCGGCAAAAATTATATTTCGACCGAGGATGAAACATTAGGAAATATTATTAAAGAAATAATAGAAAGCACTCAAAAAGAAAAGGAGTGATTATTTGACTACAAGAAGAATAGATGGCAAATATGTAAAAAGTCCATGCGGCAACCCATCTGCGACAATAACAAGACCTGACAATACAACAGCTTATACAGCTGGCGACGTGTTCGGGACTAGTCCAGCAACAAATATCGAGTTCGAAGATGTTTTGCCGACCGCTGGTGAACATTTTTATATAACAGGAAGTAGGTTAGTATATAATGCAAATGCAGTACCAGCCAGTATGTCAACATTTACTTTGCACTTATTTAATGCAGCTCCAACGGCAATTGCAGATAATGCGGCATGGTCATTGGCAAGTGCAGATAAGGATAAATATCTAGGTAGCATAACAATAACTTTGCCTACAGATTTGGGTGATGTTTTAGTTACGCATGTAGATAGTGTGAATATAAAAAGAAAATTAGCGACAGATAGTACTTCAATATATGGACAATTGGTGACAAATGGTGCTTTTACTCCAGCAAGTGAAGATGTAATTGATATCTCTTTAGAGGTGATCGCTGCATGATTAGTTCTAAAAGAATAAGGTTAATGGGTGGATATAAAGGTATATTAGACACGTTAAATATTGTCAATAACTGTAAATATGATTTTTTACCTTATAAGAGATTGACGAACACATATGAAGGAAATAAATTATATATTAAAAGAACCACTGACTCAGCAACTGATTATATCCATACTTCTGATTATGATAGCAATGGAAATATAAATTCTTCTGAAATCGCAGCTTGGGCAAATGGTGGTGATGTTTTACTACATGATTGTTATTCTGAAACGGCTTCAGGAGAAAAAGCTTATCAAGCAGATGTTAATAAAGCTCCAAAGATTGTTGTTTCTGGAGTTTGGCAAGAAAATGGTGTTAAATTTGATGGTAGTAATGATTATATGTTAGTTGATGATTATTCAGATATTCAAATAATAAATCCACCGTTGACGATTTATATTAATTATAAAGTTTTAATATTACATATAGGTTATGTTTTAACTAAAAACTTAAGTACAGTTTCAGATATTCAATTTTCAAACTTGTCAAATAATGCAAACATGCAATTTCTTATGAATGGATTTAATATATATACTTCAACGAATCAAAATATAAATTCGCAAAATAAGCATATTGTCAATTGGCAAGGCAAAGGAACTAATCAAGTTAAATCTAATATAGGATATGCTTCAGATAGTGCAACTGCAAACATAACATTAACAAATAGACAATTTTTCGTTATAGGAAATAGAGCGGGTGGAAGTGTTTATTTTAATGGGCATATTAAAAGTATTCTTATATTTAATTCAAATGAGTATAGTAATTATAATCAATTAGCAGCTAATATTTAATTATACAAAAGTCTAGTTTTGTTTAATGCTAAAATTAATTAATAAAAGAAGGTGATTAAAAATGCCTTACAACTCAATAAAAGATTTGTCAGAAAATACAAAAAGACTGCCAGCAAAAGCAAAAGAAATATGGTTAGCTGCCTTTAATTCAGATTATTCAAAAAATAAAAATGAAGAATCTGCTATTAAAATAGCATGGTCGGCGGTTGGCAATGCTGGCTATAAAAAAGAAAATGACCAATGGATTAAAGCCGACGAATTAGAATTAATACATTATTTTACTAAATTATCTTTGTCTGAAACTAATTCAGATATCGAAATCATGAGGACAGGCTCTTGGAGCCATCCAAAATATGGAGATTTTCAAATTACAGAAGACAATCTAAATGGATTTATAAAAAGTTTTGATGAAAATGTTCGAGGTATCCAAATTGCGATCGATCTTGAACATGGCGAAACTAGCCACAAAGGGGCTGCAATTGGATGGATTAAAAGCTTAAAAAAAGATAATAAAAGATTGTTAGCCGAAATTGAATGGACAAATTTTGGCAAAGATATGGTACAATCTAAACAGTATAAATATTTTAGTCCTGAGTTTGTATTTCAATATACAGACCTAGAGTCTAACAAAAAGTTTAATAACGTTCTGATGGGCGGAAGCCTTACGAACAAACCATTTATAAAAAATATGGCACCAGTGCTATTATCGGAAGAAGTGTACAAGGAGACACTTACAGGTATTGCGCCGTTTAAATCCGACAAGGAGGAAAGCGTAATGAAATTTAATGAAAATATCTTAAAGGCATTGAAACTTGACGAAAATGCTACAGAAGATCAGGTAAACGAGGCTATTAATAAGCAACTTGTAGATTTGAAAAAATTGTCAGAAGACAACGAAGATTTAATTGAAAATTCAAAAAAAATAAAAAAAGAAAATGATGAATTAACAAAAAAATTAAGCGAATCTGAAAATAAAAAAAATGACTTAGATCAAACAAATATAAAATTATCTGAAAGAATTCTAAAAGTTGAAAACAAATTAAATGAAAAAGATTGGGAAATATTAGCCGAAAGAAAATTAAGTGAAGGGGTTATGACTCCAGCAATGGCTGAAAAATTTAAAGCAGCTTATTTGAAAGACAAAGAAGGCACTATAGCTCTTATGGAAACATTGCAACCTGTAGTAAACATGGGTGAAAATGGTTCAAGCAGGGGCGATAATGAAGTATCCGGAACTGGAGCAGGAGATAAGTTTAATGCAGCTGTAATAAAATGCATGGAAACTAATAAGCTTGAATATGACAAGGCTATGGAAAAAGTAACAAGAGAAACTCCAGAGTTATTCGAAGCATACAGAAACGAAAGGAGAGGATTATAATGGCAGTACATGGCGAAAAAAGTGTTTTAAACTTAACATTTGAAGCAGCTGAAGATCTGTCAACTGCTGGACAATACAGATTTGTAAATTTAGCTAGTGATACAACTTGTGAGTTATGCGATTCAGCTGAAGCAGCAGTAGGAGTATTACAAAATAATCCCGAAAGCGGAAGACCTGCAAATGTTATGGTAATGGGGGTTACCAATTTGGTAGCAGGCGGAACCATTACAAGACTTGCAAAACTAACTCCTGACGCTAGTGGTGATGCGGTTGCTACTACAAGCGATGATGCTGAATATTCTGCAATTGCATTAGAAGCGGCTGTTGATAATGATGTATTTTCAGCACTATTATGTATTGGTGGATCACTATCTGGATCAGGTGACAATGGCTAATTAATTTTTAAATAAAAGGAAGTGAGACTATGAGACCAACAGCGTCTGATGCACATGTTGACATACCCTTAAGCAATATTTCGATTATGTATAGAAACATGAATTACATTGGGGATTCAGTGGCTCCGATGGTAGAGGTAATGAATGAGTCGAACAAATATTATGTGTTTAATAAAGCAGATCAATTTAGGAGTACAGCACAAAAAAGAGCGCCAGGCTCGGCCTCTAAAAGGCATGGATTTGCTTTAAGTACTAGCACGTACTTTTGTGAAGAAGTAGCAGATTCTACAATTCTTGCAGATGAAACAAGGCAAAATGCTGATGCTATTTTAAGAATGGAAACAAATAAGGTGAATTTTGTAACTGATAAAATTTTGCTGAAATTTGAGCAAGACGTTGCGAGTGCTGTAACTACAAACTCGAACTGGGGATCAAATTATACAACTCCAACTGTACTATGGGATGACTACGAAAATTCGGATCCGATCGATGATATAGAAACAGCTATTTCTACAGTTGAGGACAACACAGGGCAAAAAGTAAATAAAATGATCATTTCAAAAAATGTTTGGAAAAAATTAAAACATCATCCACAGCTTCTTGAAAGGATGAGTTCGAATGATGTCAAATCTGCAACTTTAGATTTATTAAAGTCTATTTTTGAAATACAAGACATTTCGATCGGCAATACAACTATTAACACTGCAAATTTAGGTCAAACAGCGAGCTATTCAAATGTTTGGAGTGGTGATGTATGGCTAGGTCATGTTGCTCCTACACCAGGAATTGAAGTACCAACAGCTCTTTATACTTTTGTATGGCCTGATCAAGGACAAATGCGTGGTATTAGGACATGGAGAGATGAAGATATACATAGTGATGTTTACGAAGCTTTTATGCGATATGATGTAAAAATCACAGGATCAGATTTAGGTTACTTGTTAGAAGATTGTATATCTTAATCCTTTTGCCGGCAAACGAACTATATATAATATTAACTAAATTCCGTAATATTTTAAATATTACGAGACTTTTCCATAAAGGAGTGTAATACAAATTATGGATAATTTTATAGGTTATTTTAGAAAAGTAACTACAAACAAACTTAAAGTAAACAATCAACTTGAAATTGGAAATAAAGCTATATTTGCAGGGACAGGCACAACATATTATGTTGACTCAGACGCCAGTAACGCTGCTGATACAAATAGCGGTAGATCATGGTCTAAGCCTTTAGCTTCAATAGATGGAGCTATAAATAAATGTACTGCAAATCAAGGTGATACAATTATACTTGCTGAATCTCATTCTGAAACTTATACAACTACAGGCGCTAAATTTGTTGCTGATGTTGCTGGTATTACTATCATTGGCTTGGGAGAAGGTAGTGACAGAGCTACGCTTACATTTTCGCATACAGGAGCCACAACAACAATAAGTGCTGCAAATGTAACAATATATAATGTTTTATTCGTAACTGGGATTGATTCAGTAGTTACGTACGGCACAATCAGTGGTGCTGACTGCAAACTCATAAATTGCGAGACTAGAGATGCGGCAGCTAAAGAAGTTATTGATGCATTTACTGTTACAACTACAGCAAGCAGATTTAAAGCATATGGCCACAAACATATAGGCGATGTATCAACCGGCGATGCAAGCAAATCAATTTTTAATCTTACAGATGTTAGTGATTTTGAAATTAGAAAATGTGCATTTATAACATTATGCGGAACTGGTGTAATAGAAATTGCTTCTACTGGAATAAATGGAATTATAGACAATTGTTTATTCCGAGTTGCAGGTACATCTGATTTATCATTGAATGTAGTAGATACAGATGGTGATTCAACTGTTATAGTAAGAAATTGTTACGACCTTGAAGCAATGAGTAGTTTTTCTGGTGGAAATGCTGGATCTGGGTTTTCTGTTGCAGGCGATGATGTTGGAGCAATAGCGACAGCTTTGTCAACAGTTGATGGGATAGTAGATGATATTTTAGTAGATACAGGTACAACAATACCTGCACAAATAACTTCTAAGATTCCAGATGTTGTAACAAAATCTGTTTCAAGCGTTGCAAATGGTAATACCAACTTGTTTGACCTAGTAGGTGAAGTAGAAATAGAAAGTATTTATGGTGTAGTTACGACAGCTACAGAAGATGCAGCTTGTACATATAAATTTGATTTTTATGATGGAACTACGGCAACAGACTTATGTACTACAACATCTATACAAGATAAAGTTATTGGAACTAATTTAGCTATTGATGGAACTTTTGCTAATGCTCTTGCTGTTACAGCAGGAAATGTTAGTCAGGGTCAAAGTAGAAAAATTGAATTATCTGATGGCGGTGGCACAGGTAATGGCAAAATAAGAGGAGTTGCAAGCGCAGCTATTACAGGTGAAGTTACTTTTTATTGTAAATATAAAAAGCTATCAACTGATGGAGCTATTACTGCAACAGCATAATAAAAAATAAAAAAGGGGTGAGTATATGTCTACTTTTTATACATTTGGAAATTTAATCATAAAAGCTTTCAATAAAGAAATTGATTGGGAAGCAGATACTATAAAAGTTATGTTGTTAGATGACACATTAGCTCCAGATCAAGATACTCATGATTACGTAGATGATTTAGATGATAATGAAGTGTCAGGAACTGGTTATACGGCAGGTGGCGCTACTTTAGCATCAAAAACTATTGGTTATACAGCAGGAACAAATGTAACAAAGTTTGATGCGGCTGATGTAACATGGAGTTCATCGACAATAACTGCAAGGTATGCTATTGTGTATGTTGACACTGGAACGCCGTCAACAAGCGTACTGATAGGATATACAGATTTTGGTGAAGACAAATCTTCTGAAAACGGAAACTTTACATTAACCTGGGATGGTGACGGGATATTTACAACTACCGCTGGGTAGGTGATTCAAATGGCAACATTACAAAGGTATATTTCTATTGGAGCAGATGATGGGTATAGTAATGGCACAAGTTCGTTTAATAATAATTATAATTTTGTTCATATATCTCCATATTTTAATTACGAAGGATTTTGGAGATTTCAAAGCATTGGAATAGATCAAGGTTCAACGATCTCTAGTGCTACTATAACTTTTACAGAATACTCATCTACTGATCCAGAAGATGTTAGTTCAGATTTTTATGGTGCTGATGCTGACAATCAAGCTGCGCCAACAAATTATAGTGAGTTTGCAGCTTTATCAAAAACTACAGCAACAACAGCAAAAACATGGACGTCATTTTCTGTTGATGTAACAAGTATAATCCAAGAAATCATTAATAGAGGTTCTTGGGTTGCTGGGAATGCTTTGTTGGTCTTCACTGATAATTCTAGTGGTGGTATTGGTGACAAAGTTCAACTTGATTCGTACGATTATAGCGAAACAGATACGTTGCTAACCATAACTGGAAGTTTTAACTTAAATGAATCAATATCAATAACAAAAACAAATATTAGTATTGACACACAAAATGTAATTGTAGATGCTGGAAGTGCTGATGTTTCAGTGCCGACAACAAAAACTAATATTTCTTTAGATATTCAAACAGTTACAATGTCTACTGATATTGGTGTTAGTACAACAAAAACTAATATTTCTATAAATAGTAAAGATGTAACTATCTCTACAATTAAAAATGTGAGTAACTCTTTAACAAAAACTAATATATCAATAAACACAAAGATAGTAGAGATAGCTACTGTTAAAAGTACAAATAATCTTGTAACAAAAAGTGATATACAAATTAATACGCAAGATGTTAGCATATCAGTTACAAAGAATATTAGTGAATCAATTATAAAGACTAATGTATCAGTTAACACAAAAACAGTTGGTATTGTAATCGATAAAAATGTATTAGTTACAAAAACTAATATTGCTATTAGTGCAGAAAATGTAAGTATAATAGCTATTAAAAACATTAATGAATCTGTCATAAAAAGTAATGTAAGTATTGATTCGCAAGATATTAATATTATTTTTGGCTTTTTAGAAAATTTAGTTAAAACTGGTATAACGATAGATGCTCAAGATGTTGTTACATTGATTGCAAAAAATATAAATTTAACTAAAACTAATATTTTAATCAATACTAAAAATGTCAATATAGGTACTGCAACAAATATTGTAATAACAAAAAATAATGTTACTTTAAATACACAAAATGCAAATATTGATGTTACTAAAAATGTGTCAATAAACGTTGAAAAAACAAATGTATCTATTAACACAAAAAATGTTAATATCAATGTAGGTAATGTTGTTTCATTAACTAAAAGCAATATTTCTATTGATACAAATAGCGTAGGTATAGAAGCTATTAAAAATGCTAATATTGATGTTGATAAAACAGGTATTAGTATTAATACAAAGGACATTATAATTAGTTTTGCTAAAAATTTGAGTATAGACAAAACAAACATATTAGTAAATACTAAAGATGTTAATATTCAGGTGTATGCTAATATTAATACCACTAAAACCAATGTAAGTATTGATACAAAAAATGTTACACTTAATATTAATAAAAATATTTTATTAATCAAAACTAATATTCCTTTATATGTACAGGACGTAGTAATTGGTGTTGGAAGAAATATTGAAACAACAAAAACAAATATAGGCATTGATATCAAAGATGTTTCTTTACAAACATATATTAATAACAATGTCAATAAAACAAATATTGATATCAACATAAAAGATGTTGGAATTAATATTGATAAAAATATTTTGTTAACCAAAAGCGGCATTGACATTAGCACAAAAGATGTTGGAGTTAATATTGGCTATGGCATAATAACTAATTTATCAAATATTAACATAAATACTAAGGATATTTTAGTAAGTACTGGACTTGATGAAGTTTTGGACATTACTAAAAGTAATATAAATATAAGTAATGAAACAGTTAGTTTGAGTATAGATAAAATTTTATCATTAATTAAAAGCAATATTTCTATTGATGCAAAAGATATTAATATTCAAGTGTATGCTAATATTGTTACTACTAAAACTAACATAAGTACCAATGCAAAAGATGTTACAATTTGTGTTGACAAAAATATTTTATTAACCAAAACTAATATTTCTTTAAATGCAAAAAATGCAATAACTAATATTGAAAAAAATATCAATATTGAAAAAGCAAATATAAATGTTAATACAAAAAATGTTTCTTTAAAATTATATATTAATAACAATGTAAGTAAAACAAATGTTAATATTAATACAAAAGATGTTACAATTGGTATTAATAAAAATATTTTATTAGATTTAACTAATATATTAATAAATACAAAAAATGTAAACAATAATGTAAGTTATAATAATATTATTAATTTATCAAATGTTAGTGTCAATGCAAAAGTTGTTATAATAAGTATTAGTAAAAGTATAAATATTATAAAAAGTAACATTAACATAAATAGCAAAGTAGTTGATATTAATATTAGTAAAACTTTATTATTAACAAAGAGTAACATTGCTATTAGTGCAAGCAATATTAGTGTAAGCACTAATACATCTGGATGGGTTAATATACGTATTGATAAAACTAATATTGATATTAATACAAAAAATGCCTATTTAGTCTTAAACATAATAAATGTGTTAACTAAAACTAATGTTGATATTAATCAATCAAATGCGGAATGTTACATTAAATATAGCAAACATTATTTTACCTTTTATAGGAAAATGAATTTTGTGAAAAAAGGAGTATGAAATGGATAGGTTTTTGAAACAACCAAGTGAAAAGTTTACAATAACTGTGAATTTTGCTAGTGTATTGACAGATGAAACTATTAGTTCATATATTATTACTTGTACTGATTTGAGTGACGATTCTGACTCTTCTTCTGTAATAATTGATTCAGATTCAAATACAACAAATACAGTTTCTATAAAAGTAAAAGCAGGACTTGATGGAGAAAATCATAAAATTACTGTTAAAATAACTACTTCTGATTCTAATATTTTTGAAGAAGATATATTAATGAAAGTGAGAGAAGATAATGTATTGTAGTATAAGCGATGTTCAAAGTTTAATTAAATGGACTACTTTTACAACTACAAGCAAAGTTAATACTAATGATGTTGCAGATTTTATACTAGAGGCTGATGCTTTAATAAATGGGAGAATTGCTTTAATTTACAATACTCCAATAACCAATGTTGATGATGTAGAAATATTAAAATTTATATCTACAAGGCTAGCAGCTTATGAGGTTGCTAAAGTTTTAGTTATGCAAACCGCTGGCAAAATGCCAGAAATTGCTTATAGTTGGAAAAATAGTGCCGACAAAAGAATAATGCAAATTATATCTCGTGATCTTATATTGCCTAATTCGACTGAAAAAGATAGCACAAATGGATTATATTCTTTTACAAGCCATGGAAATTCTGATAATGATTATGAAGATACTGAGCCGGTTTGGAAGTTAGAAACGGAGCAATGGTAATATGTTTAGATTAAGATTTGATGTTGATGGTGATGTTCAATTATCAAGATATTTGGATATTATGGCAGATCATTTACAAGATTTTAGGCCTTTATTTGAAGATATAGCAGATGATTTCAGAGAAACTGAAAAAGGTATATTTAGCTCTGAAGGTGCTTTTGAAGGCAATTCTAGGTGGAAGCCATTATCACCAGCATATAAAGCTATTAAGGACAAACAATTCCCAGGCAAGCCAATATTGCAACGACGTGGTGATTTAATGCAGTCATTGACAAGTATAGGAGGTAATCATGTTAACCATGTGTCATCTAATAGTTTGGAAATTGGTACAAAAGATCCAAAGGCGGTATTTCATCAGCGAGGCACTAGCAAAATGCCTCAAAGAAAAGTTGTAAGCTTAACAGCAGCACAAAAGCGTAGATGGACCAGACTTGCATTTGAATATATTTTTGAGCATGGAGGTAGTACATGAATCCTGAATATGCCTTAAATTCAATTAAATATTATCTTATTGCTAATATAAATAGTGTTGTTGATACGGTTGAAACGGAGGCTAGTGCCTCAACTAACGCTCCGACAATTGAAAGTTTTAAAATAGGAAGCTACTTGCCAACTGAGTTAGACGAATTTCCAGCCGTGCTAATTAAAGCTCAGAAAACGTCTGATAAGCAAGACGACTACGAACATCAAGAAAGGCGCTTAAACTTTGAAATACAGGTTTGGTGCGTTAACATAGATGCTGATGAGCTGCAAAGATTTATTTGTAGATATACAGAAGCAGTAGTAAGAGTATTAAGAAATGAAAACAATTGGAAAAATAGTTTACATTCTCCTAAAATTGGAGATGCGACAATAAGTGATTTATTTGAAGTAGATCATGGATTAGCGCAAGGTTCTCAAATTTTAGGTTCAATAGATTATATAATTTCGAATTATTAAAGAGAGGAGTTGATTTTATGGCAACACCTAGTAAAATACATGTAGGAGCTGGAAACGTAGTTTTAAATCCAGATTCAGTCCCTATTGATTTAGGATTAACATCAGAAGGAGCTACTTTTAAATATAATGGCGAACTAGAACCAATTAAAACTGATCAATATTTAGCACCGGTCGGATACTATATTCCTGGCGAAGAGTGTTCTTTTGAAACAATTTTAAGCGAAAGTGGAGCTACTGCTTTTAAATATGCAATTGGCGGTGGAACAATAACAACTCAAGCACCAGATGCAGGTCAAGTCGGATATGATAAAATCCCTTTTGGCGGTCAAACCGTGCTTACAGATTATGTATTAGAATATAGAGCGCCAAAACGTACTAATAGAAGCTTATATTTAAGATTAAGATTGTTAAAAGTAAATATAAGTCCTAATTTAGAACCACAATTCCTAAAAGATGGCTCAATGGGATTTAAATTTACCGCTATGGCTGTATGCGACACCACTCAAAGTGCTGGTGAGCAACTAGGATACTGGATGGAAGAAACTGCCGCAGCTACAGATGGTAGTCCTGCTACATTGGAAACTAGTAGTATTGTACCAGGTGATGGGGCATCTGGAATTGCGGTTGATACAACTATTGTCGTTACGTTTAATAGAGATATTCATCCTGATAGCGTTAATGATGGTAATTTTGTTTTGACTGAAGATGACGGTACAATAGTAACTACTACTGTTTCTCAAACAGATACTGACGAAGTTACTATTACACCAAGCTCTGATTTGTCAGCAAGTACTACAACTTATCTAGTATCAGTATCTGAGAATTGTCGTGCATTGGATGATTACTCCAAGATGGCTGTAACAGAAATCTTTGACTTTACAACAGTAGCCTAGTTAGTAGTTATATGATTCCTTTGCCGGCAAAAGAAAATATATAAAACAATAAATAGATATAATGAATGGAAAGGATTTTAACAAAAAATGACAAGAGAAGAAAAAGAAAAAGTATTTAAAAAAGTTGAACAAAGAAAAGAAAGAGATAAATTAGTAAATAAAGGAGAAGTTGTCCCATTTGGTAACGACGCTATTACGATAAAAGCATTGTCCTGGAAGGCTTGCAATGATTTTGACGATGCACTTGTTGAAGCATTAACACAATTAGATCCTTTGATAAAATCTGATTTCATGAAAGAAGGATCTGAATTTTCACTAGCTGATATTTTAAAACAAATATCAGGCTTAATAAGAGACGATTTGCCAAAGATTCTCGAAAGAGGAACTAATGGACATGTTACAATGGATACAATTATTGACATGGGGGCAACAAGGGACGATGTATTGAAAGCTATTGCAACATGTTTGACATGTAACTACGGCTATGTAAAAAACTTAATGACCCTAACCAAGGGATTGAAATAGGCCAAGAATTTGGTTGGGGTGGTGTATTTGACATGATTATGTCTGAATATAATATCTCATTTTTAGATATACAAGAATTGACTAGAGAACAAATATTTTTAATGAAAGATAAAATTGAAAGTAGATTGATACAAGAAAGAAAATTTCAAGCTAAGCTACATGGCGGAGAAATGAAGACTAATGGACTTGACACTGATGGAGCAATACCGATCGAGACCGCGATTGATAAAGGGATTATACCAGTTAAAAGAAATTATGATAAAAGTTAAAGCACCTTCACTCAGGTGCTTTAATATATATACTGCAAAAATCATCAAAGCTAATGGCCAAAACTTTTAATAATATTATTATTTCAGCAAGCCGCAAACTACTATTTTCTATTTTTTTGCGCAATCCATACTCAGAAAGATCTAACTGTTTAGCTAGATCTTTAAAGTTTATATTGTAGATTATGTCTTTAATTAATAGTTTTGAGTTTAAATTAATTTTAATCATTTTTTTACCTTTCTAGAAATATTTTTTTTATTTGTTTTGCTTCTTTTATAACCAAATCTCTGTGTTTTTCGCTAGATAATTTTTCGCTAAATATGTCATGATTATGTATTCCCATTTCGCTTTCTTTAGTAATTTCTGTGATGAATTTTGATTCAATAAAATATCTGGCTGCTGAATAATCATTTAAATCCATATTCATCAATTTTTCATTTCTTTTTGCTCTTTTAATCCATTTTTGTGTATGTTCATTCATTGTCATATTCATATTTGCATACAATGTCTTTAATTCTAATCCAAATTGAACTCTGTAATTTACCTCTGGATAATTTCTTTTCATTTCTTTAGTATTTTTATGAGCTGTTTTGAATAATAATGATTTAGTCATTGTATGCTCCTCCTTGTTTTTTAGTATGTATATATAATACCATAACTTTTTATTATTGTCAACAACTTTTTATTATTTTTATAAACTTTTTTTTTGTAGCTTAATATTTGGTTAAGTAGTTGTTCGGGATTATCGAATGACCGCTTTTCCTTTTGCCGGCATGGGGAGAGATGGATATATAAGCATTGTAATATATTATAATATATGATAATATATATAAAGAGGTGATTATTATGAAAGATTCACAAATTAGAATCTTAATTGAAAAAGATTTAAAAATTAAATTTAAGAATTTTTGTAA